AAAATATTCATTACATAATAGTTGTGTTTGTTCCCAAAATTTATTAATTATATTTATATTTATATTATTATTTTGTATATCTTTTTGTTCTTCTAATAAGATTTTAATTAAACTTAAATTTGGCGAGTTTGCTAAATGATTTTCATTTTCAAATAATTTTAACCAATGACATATGTAACATGTATTATCTACTTCATTATCATATGATTTTATTATTTTATCTTTCTTTATATTAATAAATGGATTTGATGGTATTTTTGGTGGATTTATTCTTTTAATATTTAAAGCTGTTATTTTCTTATTTATTTCATCTATTTTATTATTTATATTATAATTAGTGGCTATTTGTTTGTTTAATTTATTAATTGTATCAACATCATTATCAATATCAATAATTATACTATTATTTTTAATAGCTCTATTATTAATAATTTTATTCCCTATTTTATTAATATTATAATTACTAACTATTAATTTATTTTTATTAATAGGAATATCATTATATAATGTATATAAATATACATTATCTTTAAAACTTGTAGCTTTAATCTTTAAAAAATTTAGAACATCGGTTTTATCATTTTTATCTTTAAAATTTACCAAGTTATCAGTTATATATTCATTAATTAAATAAAAACACATATAAAATGATTCTTGAACATAATTCATTACATTAAAACCAAAATTTTGATTAATTGACATAATATTAATAGTACTTTCATATTGTGGATTTACAAATTGTTTAAATATATTAATATAGTTTGTTTCATTATTTAATAATTTATTAATATGATTTAATGATTCAGTTTTAATTTGTAAAACTGGGTCTTTTTTAAAATTAAAATTTTTATAATTTATACCTAAACTACTTAATGTTTCAAGACTTTTAAAATGTTTATTTTTAAATAATATTGAAATACAAGGATTTAATTCATTATCCAATTCATAGACTGATGCATTATTAGTAATTAATAATTCTATAATTTTATCATCTATTTTTAATCCAAATAATTGTTTTAATAATGTTGTATTTGAATATTCAAATGGGTAAATTTTAAATTGGTCTTTATTTTTATTATAATCATTTAAAAATATATAACTATGTTCAACATATTTTTCTTCATCATCTGATTTTTCAAAATCAATATCAGAATAAGATAATAATGTATCAGATGATATATTTAAAACAGTATTATTGAATATATTAGCTTGACTGCTACTACTAAGATTTAATATTCTTACTATTTTTTTGATAGTCGAATTATGTAACATAATTTCTGCTTGATTTTTAAATAATTCATCTGTTATTTTTTGTAAATATAATTTAACCGTTTCGTCATCATCTGATTTAAATCCTTTTGATTCAATTAATTGTTTTATTAGATCGCGAAGAGTAGGAGGTGGTTTATTTATATTATCAACAAATGTTTTCATTATTCTTAATTTATTAATTTCATAAAAATTATATAAAACTGGTTTAATTGATGGTGGTAAATAATCATTTTTTGGTTCATTAGTATAATCATTATTACCTAAATCTATAACAATTTTATTTAAATAAAGATTTAATAACTTATTTTCATCGATATCAGTATTAGTATCAAATATAATAGTACTACCATTACTACCAGTTATTTTATCATTTATATCTTTATTATTAATTGATGCACCACCTATTAAATCAGTTAAATCAATAGGTTCTTTTTTATCATCTAAAATATAATTAGACATAGATATATTTTTGTCTATTGATAATTCATAATATAAAAATTTTGGAAGTGATTTAGATAAGGTTTTTAAATAATTATAATATAAAAAAATATAACCATTAATTTGATTCATAAAATTAAAAACATAATCAATATCTAAATATTTTTGAAGTTTAAATGGGACATTTATTTTTTTATTTAATTTATCATATTCTTGTATTAATTCATCGTTTAATTTATTTATTATTACAATAAATTGATAATATAAATAATAATATGTTGTAATGTCTGTTATTTTTTTAATATTTAATAAATTATCAATAAATCTATAATATGAATTTGTATTTGTTAACATTAATTTTCTTAATAAAATATAATATTTATTAAATTTATTTTGGTAAAAATTTACTATTGAATAAATATATGGTGGTCTATAACGATTATGTATATATTCATATTCAATGTTATTAATATTATTATTAATATTACGATAATTAAAAGGTAATAAATCATTAACATTACATTTAATTTCTTTAATCATAATATTATTTATATCATTTTGATCACTTAAAAATTTAGGAATTAATCCATTGAATGATAATCCTAAATAAAATGCTTCTTTAAATTTAGGTACAGCTATATTAGTAGTTTCATTATCATCTTCTTGAATTATATTATGTATACCTTTTAAACTAGGTGATGATTGTAATTCTAATAATGCAAGTATTCTATCATCTATATATTCCAAAGTATTTGTCAATTGACCAACTAAATTATCTATATTATTTGTAATTATATCTTGATAGTTTTTGATATATATATCATTTTTTAAAAAATAAATTAAATCATATAATTTTTTATCCGGTAAATGTTTATTATTTTTTAATATATAATTAATTTTATCATTTTGTGTACTACCAAATTTTATTAGAAATGTGTCTATATTAGGTTTGGTTATATCATCAGTAATATCATCAGTATTATCAACAAAACAATTATATAATAATAATTTTAATTTATCATTAGTACTTTTTGTAGTATTTATAATTTTATCAAAATAAATTAATCGTTTAAATGTAGAATATGAATATTTATTAGAAAATAAACATTGAAAATATATTAATGTAGATTTTTTTATACTATAGTCTAAATTAGTAAGTGATACATTATTTTTACACAATATTTTACAAAATTGATTATACATTTCTAAATGTTTTGTTTTATTTGTAATTTCATTTTCATAATCACTTTTAAAATCACCTCTATCTATAGTATTTACACTACCTGGAACTACTAGCTCATCAATAATTATATTAAATAAGTTTTGAAATCTTTGTAAATCATCATTACCGTTAATACCTAAATTAAAATTAAAATTATCATTTATTATATTAATTGGTAATCTTGACCCACCAATAAATGATAAATTATCTAAATCAATAACATTATCTGCAAAATCACGTGCATCGTGATGAATCATTAATTTATGAATATTTTCCCATGTTAATGGGTTATTTGTTGGTTCTATTTCATGACTCACCTGATCTAAAAAAAGTCCAATACTATCTTCAGGAAAATCATTATTATAAATGTCTAAAATATTACCTTCTATTAATATATTACTATCTCTAAATTTTTGTTCAGCATAACTTTTAAATTCATTACAGTTATCTTTAATTAATTTTTTTAATTTAATTTTATAATCAATATTATAATCATCTTCATCTGATAAACTAAAATTATTAAATAATTTTTTAATATTTTTATCTATTTTTTTACTATAATCAACAATAACTTCTTTTTGAATAATTAAATCTTGTGGTTTATTCATATTAATCATTTTATCATTTAAATCTTGTATTACTGTATCTTCTTCTTCTTTCATATTGTCAATATAATAATCTATAGTATTTCTAAGACTAGTAAAAAAAGGCTCTCTTTCAATATCTTTCCATATTAATTTTTTAATATCTTTAATTTTATCATGATAAAAATCATCTGGTTTTTTTGGTTGTATAAACTCATTAATTTCATTTGTTTCAATAAGTTCAGTATTTCCATTTAATAAATAATGTAATGGCGTAAAACCAATATCATCTTTATAATTTATATTTACATTACACTCTTCTATTAAATATTTACAAATATTATGATATTGTTTTTTACATGCGATTTGTAAAGGTGTTTGATTAAATTTATTTGGTTGGTCTGGATTAACTTCATTATTTACTAAAAATTTAATAATATTCAATCTAACTGCTTCATTTTTATTTTTTGTATCATTTTGTAAAATACTATGAATTAAATTATTATTATTATTATCATTACAAATATATAATGGAATTTGATTAATCATTGAAAATTGCAATATTTCTTGTGAATCCATTTGATTTGATAAATTAAATAATTCTATTATATTTTTATTATCTATAGTTGGTAATGTAATATATGGTTTGTCGAATTTATCATATTTATTATATTGTTTATCAAATTTATTATATGCCATTATTAAATTATTAGAAAAAAAAATAACTTAAAACTTAATATTTATTTATAATTATATTTATATTAAAAAAATGTTAAAATATGGAGCAATTATATATCCTAATAATTTTAAAAGTAACAGAAATTTATCAAGAAAATCTAATGAACAAAATTCTATTATGATTAGTAATTTAACAGGAACTGGAACTGGAACAGGTTCAGGAGGAGGAATACTAGAATCAGCAGATATTACAGAAATTAATACCAAATCAATAAATTCAATAAATGATTCAGCTAGTCCATATATAGTATTTAGTGGTTCAGTAACATTTTCTAATAATAAAAATCAATATATTGATAATAATTTTGATTTATATCCATTATTATTTACACGTGATATGAGAATTAATAATAAATTAATTAATTTTGAATCAGATAAATTAAAAATAAAAACAAATGTCTTAAATATAAATTCTGGATTATCTGATTTTGATTATACTGGGTCTATCTTGGATAATATTATTTCTGGTATTCATTTTAAAGTACCTGATAAAAGTACATCAACTGGATATTATGGTGGTTTGTTTTATATGCCTAATTCAAAAATAGAAAAAACATCACCAACTTCAACTATTTATAAATGGACACCAACTAAATATAATTATTTTTCTAATAAACTCAAAGGATTTTTTAAATTACAATATTTACCTGAAAATCTTAATTTTTCAACATACTCAAATAATCTAGATAATACATATTTAAATATCGTTGATAATACATCTAATATGGGTAATTTACAAATTGCATCATTGGGTATATGTGATGGTGAAATAGTTAGTATGAATAATAACCTAACATTTAAAATAGGAGATGGTATTAATGAATCAAAATCTATATTTGAAATAGATAATAATAATATAAATATATTAAATGATTCAAATTTAACATTTAATTCTAAATTAATAATAAAATCAAATAATATAAATTATATTGAATTTAATGGTGGTATTACAAAAATTTATTCAAATATATTATTAAATAATTCTAGAATCGATTTAGGTAAAACACTAACTGTTGGTACACTAAGTGATGACTGGTTAAGTTTTAATCTACTGGATAATAATATTAGTGTTATTAAACCAATTATTATTTCTGATTTAATTATTAATTCATCAATTGAATTTTCAAATACACCAATTAAGTTTATTAATAATTTGAATATAATTGGTTCAAATTCTGATGATTTAACAAATTTAATAACATTAATGTCATTTACAACCAGTGATATTAATTTACTAAAAGATACATATGCAAATGATTTAATAATAAATAATTCATTTACATTAGCAAATAATGCTAATTTTAAATTTACAGGAATATTTAATTTTACATCAAGTACCAATATAAATTTTATGAATTTCAATGCAAATACTAGTGCTATTAATGCATTACTACCATTTTATGTAAATAATTTAAATGTTAGTACTGAATTTAATTTACAAAATGATATACCTATTAATTTTAATTCAAATTTAGAACTAAAAACAAATAATTTAGCGATTGTTAAATTTGAACAAACAAAAACTTCATTTTATAATAATATTATAATAAATAAAAATGATCCAACAATTACATTTAATTCTAATAAAAAATTAAGTATTAATAATACACAAGTCTATTTAGATTTAGATAAATCAGTTAATATAACTGGTACTAATGTACCAAGTGATATTATTAAAGCATCATTACAAATATCTAATACTCAAGCAATAGATTTTAATATGACATTTATACCAATTGATAAAACATGGATAGTCTCAGGAATTACTGATATAAGTAATACTATATTATTTGAATTTGAAAATGTTTGTTCACTAGGTCAAATGTCAGGTAAATTAACAGGAACAACTAGAAGTTTATCAAGTAATTTATTTTCAGCATATGATATAAATTTATGGACAAATATAAATGTTAATGATGAATTAGATATTGAATCTAATGCATTATTACCAATAAATGTGAATAATTTAGGTAATTGGTCGATACAAAGTTTACAAATTATTAACAACGAAGGTACTTATAATTTGAGAATTAATTGTATCGGTTCAACTACTGATAAAGTAGTATGGGCTTTTAAATTAAACTGTCTTTCTATTTAGTTAATAAATAATAGGTTAATATGTTAATATATAATTTATTTTTTCACTTTACAGAAAGTACAGTTTTTATCATTTGATTGTAAAACATTTTGTTCTTGTTGAACTAACATATTGTTATAAATATTTTGTGCTAATTCATTAGCTCTTTGAGCATTTAATGAATCATATTTTTTAGTCTCAGTTTGTTCTTGAAATAATAATTCATCTGGTTCTCCAGAACTAGGTGTGTTCATTTTTGGCATAGATTCAACTTGGTCATACCATTGAGATTTAACGTCATCGTTTGAATTTAAATAATCATTCATGTTATCTTGAGTGGGGCCAGACATTGGTAAACATCTGCCTTCTATTTTACATGTATTATTTTGTCTATGATATGCTTTTAAATTATTTAATATAGAATCTCCATTCATTTGTAAGAAATTTTTATAATCATTTCCAGAGGCAATTTCATTAACGTTTCTAATATATTGATCAAATACACGACCTCTTACATATGAAGTTAAAAATCTTCCATCGTTCATTAACGGAGGGCAATTATATTTATAATATCTATTATCCATAATATATATATATATTAATTAGATTATTTTTTTTTTAATATAAAATAAAAAGTTTTATTTTATATTAAATTTTTTTTATTTTTAAGTATGATTTCTAATATCGTTAATAAGTTCTACACGAGTTTTCTTTTTACCATTTATTGATAATGGAATTTTTAATTCAAGTGCTCTATCTTGTAATTCAGGTAATTTTAATCTTGTTATTGATTTATTATTATTTGATTCTGATACAGATACTAATGTATTTGTTTCTGATACTAATATTTTTGATTCTGATTCTGATTCTGATTGTTTTAAAATTTTTGTAGTATTATTATTAGATTTATCATTTGACTTATTATTAGATTTATCATTTGACTTATTATTAGATTTATTATTAGATTCATCACTTGACTTATTATTAGATTTATCACTTGACTTATTATTAGATTCATCACTTGACTTATTATTAGATTTATCACTCGATTTATTATTAGATTCATCACTTGACTTATTATTAGATTTATCACTTGACTTATTATTAGATTTATCACTTGACTTGTTATTCGAATCATCACTTGACTTATTACTAGAAGTAATAGATTGTGATAAAATTTTATTTTCTGTATCATTTGAAAATACTTCTAAATGTGATGAATTTTCTTCTGAAATTTCAGTATTATATTGTTTTTCTAATACTTCTGCATTATTTTCAATAATTTGTTTATATTCTATATTAATTATTTTAGTATTTTGTACTTTATTATCTAAATTATCTGATATTGTTAAAATTGGTTGTTTTATATTATCAGATATTGTTAAAATTGGTTGTTTTATATTATCAGATATTGTTAAAATTGGGTGTTTTATATTATCTGAAGATAAATCATATACTATTTTATGTATTTTTTTATTATTATCTAATATATTATAATTACAACACATATCATCAGCATTATAATTACAACATGTATCATCAGTATTATAATTACAGTTATCTAATGTAATTTTATTTTTTTTATTAAACATATTAGTAAACATGTTTAATATATTATTAGGTTGTTGTTGTTCACTAATACTATCTATATCACTACTTGTAGTAATTATATCATTAATATCTGATTTTATATTATCTTTTATCAAAGATATTGAAGATATTGAAGAGACTTGTTTAGTAATAACATTTAATCTGCTTCTAATAGAAAGAATTTCTTTATATAAAAAATATACAATGATTGAAATACATATTATTAAAATAAGTTTTAAATCTAATAATCCCATTAAATATATTAATATTATAAATATTCTTTTAACTTATTAAACACAGTAAAAAAAATCTAATATATTTTAAATGATAAATGAATTAAATTTAATTATAACAAATTATCATGTTATTTTTGCAATTATATATTTTATATTTACATCAATGTTTAAGGTATTTTTTACTTTAGAATTTGAAATAGATTGGTTAATTAAACTTGTTGGAACAGTAATTGGATACTTATTTCATGATATTATTATTCATTCAAAAATTAAACATAAACCAATATATTTAAAAAATGTAACTAAATATTTTATAATTATTTTATTTCAAAATATTTTAACTTATATGTATTTACATGAAGAAGTATTTACATTAAGAAATATTTTAAAAATAGAATTTTATTTACTTTTTTACTTAATATTTGATAAACTAAATAATAACTTTTTAGAAGGAAATAATAAAGAATTATTTAGTGATATAATTAGAATATGTTTAACCTATTTAATAGTTGAAAAAATGTTTGGAAAAGATTTTGATAAAGATGATATAATATATGTTTTTAGTATAATTTTTGGTTTGGTATTATTTTATAAATTTGTGAAAAAATATTTAATTGATAAATTAAAAAAATTAAGAAAAAAAATAAAAAATAATAAATGGTTTATAAAAAATTAAAATATCTAAATAATTATTAAATGACAGGAGGATTAATACAACTTGCAACATCTGGAAAACAGGATGTTGCATTAACATATAACCCAGAAATTACATTTTTTAAAAAATTATATAGAAGACATACTAATTTTTCAACTGAAATTAAAGAAATATATTCTGATCAGGAAGCTGATTGGGGTGATAAAGTAACATTTACTATTTCAGAAGGGGATTTAATTCATCGTTGTTTTATTCAAATAGAGTTACCAAAAATTTCATTTAATGATAATTTAATAATAAATGATAATTATCTAGCATATAAACAGAATTTAATTCAGAAAATAACAAATGATAATATAAAATGGAAAAATTTATATACTAACTTAAAAAATTATATTTCAATAGAATTATTATTATATCAAAAACTACAAATATTATTTTTATCTGATAATATTACATTAAATATTATCAAAGAAACAGTTGTAAGATTTAATAATACATATAAAACACAAAAGAATCAATATTCTAATTTAATTGATATAAATATTTTTAATAAAATAAATATGAGTGGTTATTTACTATCAATTAATAAATTATTAAGTTATGATAAAATTAATACAACAGATACAAATTATATATCATTAAATAGTATTAAATCAGAATTAGAAAAACAAAATAATTCTATGTATGAATATTTAAAATATTATCATTCTAATTGGAAAATTATAGAAAAACGGTTATTATTAGCTAAATCTGGTAAAATTAATTTTGCATGGAATGAATATTTAGCACATTATTATTTTTCAAATTATGAATTAGAAATTGGTGGACAAATAATAGAACAATATAGTGCTGATCAATTACATATTTATCAAATGCATCATATAGATGAAAATCAAATTGATAACTATTTAAAAATGATAGGTCATTATTATGATTTAATTGATTTTAATTCTAATGAAAAACCTAATAAGATTATTATTTGTCCATTAATGTTTTGGTTTTGTAAAAAGGCAGGTGCTGCATTACCAATTGTTGCTATGCAAAATACATCTGTTCAAGTAAATTTAACAATAAATGAATTAAAAAATTTAATATATTTTAGAGATTATGAAAATGAGTATTATAAAGTATGTGAATTAAATTCATTTACTGATATTTCTGGATTAAATTACACTTCAAAAACATATGATATGGAATTAAAACAATATAAATATACTTTAACAAATATAAATAATGTGGCTCTTGGTATAATCTATCCTAATTTAAATTCTATAGAAATAAATTTTTTATTGCTAACATTTGGTACTAATAATGTATTAACATTAAATAACTGGATTTATTTTAAAAATAATTTATATAAATATACAGCATTGACAAATAAAATAGGAGGATATGATAATTTTATTGATTATAATATACTAATTAATCAAATATCAAAACCTAATTTTAAATTATTATGTGAATATGGATATATTGATGATGTTGAAAGAAATAAATTTGCTAGTTCTAAATTAGAATATGTAATTGAGACATTTCAAGAAAATATTTTTGATGTTAATAATATGTTATTATTCGATGGTGAAATATCAATTGATAGACCTAATAAATATTTAAAATGGATAATCCAACCAAAAATATTTTTAAATGGATTATCAGAATATGGAAAAACATATCCTTTCTTATATGATTTTTCAAGATACTTTACTAATAAAATTTATGATAATCAAATATTAACACTAAATCAACTCGATATTATTAATAATTTAATTAATCCATTATATTATTCATTGGTAACTGGGTATAAAGGATTAAATAGAACCTTACCAGACGGTATTACCTTTTACAGTTTTTGTTTATTTCCCGAAGATTCACAGCCATCTGGAACAGCAAATTTAACAATGATAAAAGATAAAAAATTTAGATATGAAATGAATGCTAATTTTTTAAATGAATATTTTTTATCAAATTTAAATCCAAATCAATTAGGATTACAGTTTAAAGTAATGTCCACAGCATATAACTTTTTTGTTGTTCATCAAGGAATTGGACGTTTAGTTTTTGCAAATTAAAATTATATTTTTTTTTATTAAATAAAATATAATTTACTTATATTCTGAACATGAAGTTGTTTATTATAGCCCTTAAGGGCGTATATACGCATCTACGATGCTATAAAAGTTGTAAATCTGAAGAAGATATGAGTATTATTTAATTAATGGTTATTAATAAACTAAAAGATTATAGCATCTCTGATGCGTATATACGCCCTTCGGGCTATAAAGAAAAAGCTAATCATGATAGATTTATATTACCAATAGAAAAAGATATTACTTTTTTTACTGATATTATTGATAAATCTATTGAATTTTATTTATAAAAAAATTTTACTTGTATTCTGATCCGGCTCTCTCTCCGCCGTCTATATAAATCATGTATCCATGATTTAATGGATAATTAATTTTATAAAAACTATATAAGAATATAATATCTAGTTTATTTATATAATGGATAATATTAAAAATTTAATGGATAATCATAAATGTAATATATGTAATAAAATATATTCTAGTTACAAATCGTTATGGAATCACAACAAAGAATTTCATAAAGTTGTTGCATCTAAAAGACGTATACCAACCTTATATGTCCCTCAACCCACTCCACATGTACCTCAAAATGCCTCAAAAGTTCATCAACCTGACTCAAAACTTACTCAACATGCATGTAATAGTTGTAATAAAATATTTAATAGAAAAGATAATTTAAAAAGACATGAAAAAACATGTAAAATAAAAGAAAACGATGATAATGAAATAGAAAATTTAAAAAATACAATTAATGAAATGAAAGAACAAATAGCAACAATATTACAAGAAAAAGGAAAAGTTCATCATAAGACTTTACAAAAAATAAATAATCAATTAACAAATAATATTAATAATCAACTAACTAATAACGGACAAATTAATAACGGTAAAATTATAAATAATACATATGTAAAATTCGGCGATGTAGATTATCAGCGAATATTAGATAATAAACAAGTAAAACATATATTAAATCAACAATTCATGTCTATTGAAGAATCAATTAAATTAGTACATTTTAATAAAGATTTACCAGAATATAATAACGTATTTATAACAAATATGAGAGATGATATTGGATATATTTTTAACGGAAAAGAATTTATTTCAGTTAAAAAGAATGAGATGATAAATGAACTAATTGATAGTCATATAAAAGAAATAAATTTATCATTAGAAAAACATAAAAATAAATTAAATGAAAAATATGTAACAAGATTAGAAAAGTTTTTAGATATGCTAAATGACGACGATACAAAATTTACTGACCAGAATAATCAACGGACATTTCCTAGTTATAAAGCATATAAGATGAATTCAATCAAATTATTAATATATAATTCATCAGATAAAAAGAAATTAGATGAAATACAACGTATAGAATTGCAAGAAAAAATATATGATATTGATGATAGTGATGACGATATTAATTATAAAATAAATGATGATAATGAATTAATTATATAGCCTAAAAAAGGCGTATATAACTACTAATAAAAAGAAATAATATAAAGATATTTCTTATATGTTTATATATATGCCAAGTAAACCAATTTATGCAATAGCTGTATTTAATGATAGTATTAAAGGAACTGTTAAATTTTCAGAAGATTTAACTAATAATCGAATTAAAATAGATTTAAATATATCCGGATTAAAACCAAAAAGCGAACATGGTTTTCACGTTCATGAAGCAGGTGATTTATCTGATAAATGTACCAGTATGTGCGCTCATTTTAATCCTTATGGAAGTACACATGGATCACCAGATATGAAAAAACGCCATGTTGGTGATTTAGGTAATATTATAACTAATAATAAAGGCGAAGCAAAATATACATTTTATGATAAAATTATTAAAGTACGAGGGAATAAAGCGAATATTATTGGTAGAGGTTTAATTATTCATGAAGATAAAGATGATTGTGGACAAGGAGAAAATCCAGACAGTTTAAAAACAGGAAATGCAGGTAAAAGAATAGCATGTGCAGTTATTGGATATTCAAAAGAAAATTATATTTTATAATTTAATCAGAATCAGAACTTGAATTACAATTACATTCAAAATTATCTTCAAAATTATCTTCAGATGTAATTCTTTGAATATCATCAGATTTTAATTCAGATTCAGATTCTGGTTCTGGTTCTGGTTTTGATGATAAATTATGAGAAACGATAAATAAATTATCATATGTTTCATCTACAAACTCTTCACATTTTTTATCTATAAACTCTTCACATTTTTTATTTAATTGTTCATATATTTGGTCTAGTTCTTCTAATTCTTCAATTTCTTGTTCTAGATGTTGTGTTGATTGTTCTAGATGTTCTGTTGGTTTGTCTAGATGGTGTGTTGATTGTTCTAGATGGTCTATTGATTGGTCATGTTTGTCTAATTTATAATGTGATGGTGCTGAAAACATATTATCATAGTCTGTTGATATAACTTCTGGTTGATATAAAATTATAAAATTATCAAATGATAATTCATTTGATTCTTCTAATTTTAAGAATATATTATATTTATTAACAAATAACTCTGGTATTTTAAAATTATTATTAGTTTCTTTTAATTCTTTAAATTTTTTATATAATTCTAAATCATAATTATATTCATTTTCTTTTTCTTGTATTTTTTTTTTTTCTTGTTTTAATAGATTTATATGATAATTTACATCTAATTTTTCTTGTCCAATTTCATTCATTAATTTTGTTTTTTTCTTATCATTTTCTCTTTTTTTCATAAATTCTGAGAAAGTAGATTCAACTGACTTTATAGTAGAGTCTGATTCAAATTCCGAACTAATATAATTAGTATCTGGTTCATTATATGATTCAGAATCAGAATCAGATTCAATTTTTGAAAAAATATCAGAAATTGTTGTTTTTGAACTATTGCTAAATGACTCTAAATCAATATCATTATTAGTTTTATTATTATTAGTTTTATTATTATTATTATTAGGTTTTTTATTATTAGTATTAGTTTTTTTATTATTAATATTAGTTTTTGTATTATTAATATTAGTTTTTGTATTTATAGTAAAATAAATATTTTCACTATGGATTTTTATATTTGTATTTTGTTTAAAAGTTTCAATAAGTACATTATCTGTATCCTTAATAAAATTAGCATAATAACAACTATATAAAAAGTCTCGTGCTAAATCAAAATCAAAATAATAACCAATGTTGTTATTATTAATTTTTAATATATATATACAAGTCATTAAATATATATTAAAACATTTTTTTAAGTATATAATAATAAAATTGGGAAAAAGTATATAATAATAAAATTGGGAAAAAGTATATAACAATAAAAATTGAAAAAAATATATAATTAGTCTATAAAAATAAAGATATATAATAAAACATAACAAAATATAACAAAATGCTAAAAGAAGAGATAGTTGACTATAGATATCCAAGTGCTCCACGCGAGATAACTTATTATAATGGTTATGATACAGACGAAGATTGTCATAAAAAAGAATATGCATGTACATCATGTGATTGTGACTGTCATGATTGTGATTATGACGAAGAATTTACTTGTGACTGTGATATAGAGGACCCAAGATTAACCAATATTAAATCTAGAGATGATATTAAAAAATATTTGAAAGAACCAAATATAAACATTAAGAAACGTGATAAGTATGGTAATAGTATTCTTCATTTGGCAATAATTTATGACATACCTCTAAAATTAATAGAAAACATACTAGAATATGTAATAGATATAGATTGTATAAATAAGAATTATTCTACTCCTTTATATTTAGCATCTATGAATGGTAATATCGATTTAATACATATCTTATTAAATCGAGGTGCAAATATCGATAGTAGTCATATAAGTTACCATCGTGCTAGACGTCCTTTGCATATAGCATCAGAACTAGGGAAATTAGATGCTATTAATGTTTTAATTGACCGTGGTGCATATATTCATTATAAAGACCATCTAGAAATGACCCCTCTTATTGTAGCATCACATCATGGTCAATCAGGTGCTATAAAGATTTTACTAGAACGAGGTGCAAATATTCATGAAAAAGGTGTTGATGATATGACAGCTCTTCATTATGCATCATCGTCCGAAGTAGTAGAAGAGCTATTAAAAAATAATATGAATATCAATCAGACCGATAAATATGGTAGGACTCCACTCAATACTGCATGCAATAATATAATATTAGAATTTGGTTTTTCAGAATCTGAATATAATAAAAAAGAAGTGGTAGAAATACTATTGACATGTGGTGCTGATATAGACTTGGCAGAACCTATTCTTTGTGAAAATAGAGAGATTGTTGATATTATAGAAAGATGGTCTTTTACTATGAGTATTATATTACTAGAAGAGTTGTGTGTATATAATGTATTAGATTATGAAGAAATAAAATATCTTTGCGATTATACTAAACCTATTAATATTAAATGTAAAGATGATGACTTGTATCAAGATGCGGATAATGAATATGATGATGATGACTTGTATCAAGATGCTGATGATGACTTGTATCAAGATGCTGATGATGACTTGTATCAAGATGATGATAATGAAGATGCTGATGATGTTTAATATAATATAAGATAATAAAAAGGCATACCAATTATTTTATAAATAATTATTTACTATAGTTTATGTAATTTATTTTGATATACATTATAAAAATATATATAAAAACATTTTATTTATTATATAATAATGTTACAATACAAAACTTTAATTTATAAAAATTTATCAATTAATCAACAAAATATAATAAATTTATTTGCAAAAAATAATTTTCCTGAAATTAAATCTGAAAATTTTGAGTTCGAACCAAATACAATTATTATTTTATGCTTACAATTAAATGAAATTGTTGGATTAGTATGTTTATTAAATAATATAATATTAAAATCTAAATTAATAGAAAATAAAATTCCATTAAAATATTATAATATTTGTGATGAAAATACACATTTAGAAGGAATGTTTATATATAATTTGTGTGTTGATAATAAACATAGAAATAAAAAAATTGGTTGTTCATTAATAAAAAAATGTATTGATTTTATAACTGAATATAAAATTGATTATATCCATACACAAGCTCAAAATGATATTTCAAAAAATATATTTATTAGAAATAAATTTACAGAAAATGCAGAACATAGAATAAATAATAATGTTTTTTATGTATTAAGTAAATTTATTTAATTTTTTTTATATATATGTATATATATATATATGTCTTATTACAATAAATATTTAAAGTATAAAAATAAATATTTAGAATTATCAAAACAATCAGTTATCAGTATGCAAGGTGGTTCTGATGGTTCTAGTGGAGAATGGGAATGTAATTTATGTACACTTTTAAATAATAATTCAAATAATGTATGTGATATGTGCGGAACACAAAAACCAAGACCAGCACCAAGACCAGCACAAGTACCAAGACCAGCACAAGTACCAAGACCAGCACAACTTGCTTTATTACAAACTGTAATACCAAGTGTTGATGATTATGCGAGATATTATAATCGCGACCGTGTTGGACAAGACGCTACAAAAAAAAAATTACGTTCTATTATAGGTGATGTAGATTGTACATTTATTGTTGTTAGAGGTGATGGTTTATGTTTACTTAATGCAACATGTCCTGTTTTATATTGTTCAATGCAACATATGAGACATGAACAATTATTAGATGCGACTAAAGGATTTCATAATATTAGTGATGTAGCACAGTTTATGCCAATAAGTCATCGATTAAATACTGATGTAACTAGTAATTGCGAAGTAGCATTAAGTCAAGTTAAGCAAAATTTTAAACAAATAACAACACAACTATTAAGTCGTATTGGTTTATCAATCGATGATTTTGATATTGTTGGTTTTCGCCCTGAGATTCATGAACGCTATGAAAATTATACATTACAACAATTAGGACAAGTAATAAGTACATCATTATCTTGTGTGATAGTTAATATAAATATTGAAGAAACTATTACATGTAACGGCATTTTTCCTCATGGTGAATCATTAAGTTTAAATGAAGGTAGTATATCATTAGATACAATTCGTGAAAATGTTAATAATAGAACATGGCGTGTTGTTTTTAATATATCAAGAGGGCGTCATTATACTGCAATGATACCTAAACTAAGTGCAGATATTAATGAATCAAATATAGGGTTATTTAATATGATATTTGAAAAAATAAATTTTAATTAAAAATTAATTAAAATAAAAATTAATTAATATATATAAAAATAAGTTATTATATATATTAATGAAAATTATTTCATGGAATGTAAATGGGATAAGAGCTATCTTAAAAAAAGATTATTTTATTGATTTAATAAATTCAGAAGATCCTGATGCATTTTGTATGGGTGAAACAAAAATATCATGTCCTTTTTTAAATGTTCAAGAAGAAATAACAGAGAAATTAAAATCAAAATATTTTCATTATTGGAGTCCATGTAAAACAAGAAAAGGTTATAGTGGAACCGCAATATATACAAAGAAAGAACCAGAAAATGTTATTTATGGATTAAAAATAGGAGATACAGAATATGATGATGAAGGAAGAGTAATAACTTGTGAATTTAAAAAGTATTATTTAATACATGTATATACACCAAATTCTGGTCAAGAATTAGCAAGATTAGAATGGAGAACACAAACATGGGATAGAATGTTTAGTAAATTTATTGAAAAACTACAAAAAACAAAACCTGTAATTGTATGTGGAGATTTAAATGTTGCACATAAAGAAATTGATTTGAAGAATCCAAAAACTAATTTAAGAACTGCTGGATATACTATAGAAGAGAGAACATCATTTGATAAATTATTAAAAGATACTGAATTAGTTGATACATTTAGAAGTTTAAATCCAGAACTAATTAAATATACTTATTGGACATATAAATTTCAAGCCCGCGCGAAAAATGCAGGTTGGCGTATTGATTATTTTTTAGTTGATAAAAAATTATTAAAAAAAGTTATAAAAAGTAATATTTTAGATAATATATTGGGGTCAGATCATGCACCTATAATTTTAGAAATTAAAAATTAAATAAAATGTATAAAAATTTTTTTCCCAATATTAATATATAATATGCTTAATGAACATCTTATGATTGCTCTCGTAGCTGCCGCATTAAATTTCCTTTTATCTATGCTTCTTCCTTCATTATTAAAAAACAGTAAATTACCATTTGTTGATGAAATAAAGAAAAATTACGAATGTAATAAAGAAGTTATGCTTGTATCATCAGTATTAACTGTTATTTTCGTTTATGTTTCTCTTCAAATTACTCCTTGGGTTTCATCAACTGTATTTTCTAGATTAAGTAAATTAGGTTCATCTGTACCAGAATTAGTTACAAATTAATTAATTTTTATAAAAAATTGAAAATTTAATATATATATTATAATTATAATATATATAATAAATAAAATAATAAATAAAGTAATAAAAATGCAAAATTTTAGTCAAAGTAATAAATATATATCATATTGTGATAATACTAATAAAATGCAAATAATAATATATAGATACGATGATTATATAGAAATAAAATATAATAATATGGTATTTAATATTAATAAGTCAATGATTAGAATAAATAATAATAAAACTAGTATTGATTATAATATTAATATAAAATTAAAAAATAAAATAATTAATATATTTAATTTGTTAATTATAGAGATTAATAAATTAAATAATAAAGAGAGTATTTTTTTCAATGAGAAAATTAAATTAGAAGAATTAATATTAATTTATTAATTATTCAATAATTAATGACCAATTTTCTTTATCTAAAACACACCCAATTTTTTCAAGTTCTTTAATTTTAGGTGTAATAAATTTTTCATTTTTAAAATTTATAATATAATAAATATCTTTTTTATCAGACATTTTTTTAGTAGTAATATCAACAGGTCTGTCAACAATTTTATTAATCGCACCAATTCTATTTTTAATTCTATCTTCAAGATTATATGGGAAATGATATTTTGGATGATTAAATGGTACAATAACATATGTTTTTTTATTTCCATCTTTAGTGGTTGAATATTTTTCAAGATATAATAATTTATCACGTAATTCATTACATATTAATTCTCTAGTTAATTTATCAATACGTTCAATTTCATTTTTAGAAATATTTGGTATTTTTTTAATTAATTCCATTAAATATTTTTTATCTTTAGCGGTAGAACAAACAGCTCCTTTAAATGTAGGTATTCCAGTACCTCTTTTTTTATCATCTGTTTTAGTATATTGTTCTCTAATTTTAAATAAATCATCATCATCAATTGCTAATTTATTAAAATTTTTATCAATAATACCAACAATAAAATTTTCATCTCTATCATTATAATAATTTAACGAATCATCAAAATTGTATCCAATTTTATTTTTTTTTGTTTTATCTTCATCTTTATTATCATTATTTTCACTTTTAATATCACCAAACTTTTGTTTAACATAATTTTCAATAGAAACCATATTACTAGTAGATATTGGTAAATTTTGACGATAAAACATTGTTACGTCTTCGTTTTCATCAAAAGGTTGAAATATATAATATTTATCTCTTTGTATAATATATCCAGGTCTATTAAATTTATCATAAATAGTATCTTTGAAATTATTAAAATCATTTTCATTTTTAGGCATAAGGTCTTCAATAGCTTGATCTAAGAAATAATTATCAAAAAGTTGAAGTGCTTTTTCACTCATATTTTTTTTAATTTTTTTCATAATTTCATTATATAAATAAACATGTTTGAATCTATATAAATCTTTAATTTTATTTTTAATAATATCAATTTCAAATTTAGCTAAATCATCATTAAATGTATTATAATCAATATTATCAAGTGATAATTTATCATACGATTGTGTTTTTTCATTCCAATATTTATCATTTAATTTTTGTGAATCACATTTTAATTTACATTCTTGGAAATCGCATAAAACAGGACATATTTTTTTACCTGCTTTAACGTTTTCTAAAGTTGGTGGGACACAACCAATTGTTTTTTCGGCTTCTTCGGGGAATACATTACCATTTAATAATAAAGGACAATCAATAGCTATTTCTTTTAAGGCATGTTCAACTTGTTTAACTAATAAATATTTTAATTCAGCTTTTTGATATAAAATTTCATCAGTTGATAATATTGTTTTTTGTTTTTCTTTTTTTGATAATTTAATACCTGGTTTTGGATTAATAGAAACAACATAACGATATACATGTACTTTTGGAAATCTATTTTTATCATTAATTGTATTAATATGTTTACACATACGAATACCTCTACCAATAACTTGATCAACTTTACCTAAATTATAATGTACATCAAGAATATGTATTTCACTTACATTTTCTAATGTAATGCCTTCGTTCATAACTTTAGAACCTAAACATAATTTAATATTTTTACCTTGAATATTATCAGTATGATTAAATACTTCTCTAATATATTTTTGTTTTATTTCAGGGATTTCATCACCACCTTCTTCAGCATTTCCTGTAATTAAAATATATGTAGCAGGTTTAAAATCATTAACTTTTCCTTCTTTTTTATATTCTTTGTATGGTTTACCTGTTAAATAATCAACAGTATCATCTTTAATATCATAATTTCTATAATTTTCTTGATATTCTAAATAACCATTATTTTTTAATGCTTCAGCAAATATTTCAATACCACCTGCTTTAACTAAATTAGAATAAATAAATGCAGTTCCTGGATTTTTATCACTTTCGCCATTATCAAATAATTTATCTAATTTTGAAATTGCTTTATAAAATTTAATAGAAAAAAATTTAAGATATTCTTTTTTTAATATTAATCCAGTTATAAGTTTATTTTCAGTAATTTTTAAAAAATTATTTTCAATGTCTTTTGATAATTTATTATTAAATAATTCTTTATTGATTAATGAATTTAATTTTTCACCATCAGTTTCAATTTGCGATATAACTATATTAATACCTTCAGTAGAATGAAATCCTATTAATTTATTTTTTTCTTTATTTAATCCAGGGAATACAAAATTAGCAGCAGCTGATGAAGCTCTATCTAAGGTATCATCGAAATTTTTAGTAGTTTCTAAATAAGTTTGATATTGAAAAGGTTCCATAAAACATTTAATAACAGGTGTAAATAACATTCCATCTGGAATAATACCTTTATCTATTTTTTTAGCAAATGTATAAGGTATATTACCTCTAAAAAAACTAATATATCCACGTGATTTATCTTTTAAATGTTGTAATCCATCTGGTTTAAATTTCATATTATAATTTTTTTCACCAGTAAAAACATTTTCTCTGAAAATTGGATCATTTTGAGGTCTAATAAAATTTAATAAATCAATAATATCATCTGCTAAATTTTTCATTGGTGTTGCTGTTAATAATATAACACGTAAATTAGTTGATTCTTTAATAATTTTTTTTAATGCTTCTCCATAATCATTACCTGTTAAGTTATGAGCTTCGTCAATAATTAAAACAGCATTATTCATATTATTAATTCTATCTACAACAATTTCTCTTTCAATATCACCTTCTTCATTTTTTCTAAAAGAAGATTTAATTTTATTATCATCTCCTACTTTTTTTTCTGTAATTTTTTCACCGAGAACTTTCTTATAAAAAGTTTTATAAGATAATATTTTATAATATTGTAAGGCACCATTAATTGCTATTTTATTTTCTCTTTCAGCTTCTGCTTTTGTCATTTGACTGATTAATTCTTTATTTTTCAAATATGTTTCACCTGTAAATTTTAATAATTCACTTTTAAAATTTTCACGAATATTAGGTCCTGATGTTAATACATATATTTTTGTATTATATTTTTTCACTTGGTCTTTAAATTGTTCAGCTATAGTAATAACTGTGCCTGTTTTTCCAGTACCAGTCCCATGCATAACTAATAAACCTTTATAAGGTGTATTTGGGTTAATAAGATTTGATAATATTGCTTGTTGTTCTCTTAATTTAAATTCACCTGCACATACTTGATCTCTATAACTTTTAATTTCTTCATATGTTTCTAATTTTTTTCTAGGTTGAATTTGATGATAAAAAAATTCTCTTTTTTTAAATATTTTAGATTGAAATTCGTTATCTACAGGATTTGGATATGAAAAATCTTTAATCAAATTTTTTTTTTTGCTCATATAATTAATAGGATATAGATAATTATTAATTATATATATAAATTATAATTTATTTTAATTAATTATAATTATTTTCTATTTAATATATTAAGTTTAAAATTAAAAAAAAATTATTAAGTAATTTAATATATAAAATTATAAATGGAAAATATTTCAACACGAAAATATAATTCAATTTTTAGAAAGAATTTAAAAGATAAAATATCAAAACTTAATTCAAAATCTGATTATCTATATATATATAGAATAATTTTAGATGAATTAGGAGATAAAATGTCAATAAATAGAAATGGTGTTTACTTTAATCTTAATATATTAAACGATAATACTATAGAATTAATTAATAATTTTATTTCAGATAAAATTGATAGTGAAATAAATACAGAACAACAAAAAATTAAATACGAGTCATATTCTAAAGAAACTACTGTACAAAATGAATTTTTATATGGTCCAAAATTATCAAATCAAGATAAAACAATACTTAAAAGACTACATATGAAACTATAATTGAACTTGATTTAATTTACTTGAAACTTTATTTAATTTACATGAAACTTTATTTAATTTACATGAAACTTTATTTAATTTACATGAAACTTTAAAGTATATGAATATTTTCCTAACTTGATATTAGAAATATCAAGTTTATTTATTTCTGAATCATCATATTTTATTTTACTAGAATCGATTGCATCATTTTTTTCATATGAACAATACATTCTATTTCTAAAGTTATTTTTTATAAAATTAAAAACATGAGGTGAAATTTCATTAAAACACATATCAAAATATTTTAACAATGATATATTTATTAAATAATTATCATTTATTTTTTCAATAGATTGATTATTATTTATATATAAGTCAGATTTAATATCTCTAAAATTTACTAATGTTCCATTATTAATATTAATTTGATAATTATCATCACCTTCTAACATATAAAAACAATCAAGTTTCATATTTATCGATAATGATGAATGAAATACCATATTATTTTTAATATTAAAATTATTAATCTTAGTTATTTCTGCATTACTATTTAAATTATAAATAGCATTATTATTAACTTTAATTAATGTTTTATACAAATAATATGCAGGTATTATAACTGCAAAAGTTTGTCCATTTAATTCATGTGTTTTAGATAATATACCAACTAGTCTATTAGTACTATCGTAAATAGCAGAACCAGACATTGACTTAATTATTGTCCCTGATATAACATGTGCATATATATATATAACAGAAGGATTTGTAGGTAAATGATGTAAGTTTATCGATTGCATTGTTGCGATTGATAAACTTACATGTGAATTAAGATAGACACGTTCATTAATTGAAGGCAACTTTATCCTAAGTTTTTTAAAAATATTACTTTCATCTATAATTGTATTTTCAGTATTAAAAATAATTAATTCATTCCATATTGGTTGTTTATGTATTTTAATTTCTTGATTAGTAATTTGTAATAAATTATTAATATAAGTATATTCATTAAATGGTAATCCGTGATGAACACTAACTATATAGTTCACTTTCTCATGATTAATTATAAAACACGATAATTTCGTTTTTATAGATAATCCCAAACATTCTTGCATTGTACATGACAGCATAAATTATGATGTTATTGTATTAAAATTTATAAAATTCAATTTTTTGTAAAACACTCTAATATATTAGCATCGATTATATTAGTATTAGTATTAGTAGCATCGCTTATATTAGTATCACTTATATGGTCTTTTATATTAAAAATAAACTGTGTAGGTGTATATTTATTTTCTGGTATTTTTTTTAATAAATTAGATGGGATATTTCGTTTGATTAATTTATTGTAAATTGTATTCATTTGATAATGATCGCATCTTGACATATGTATTTTTAAATCAAAACGCCCATCACGATAAAATACTGGGTCTATTCTATCTAAATTATTTGTAGTAGCTATAAATATTAAACCATCTGGAGTAATTGTACCTTGTAATAAATTTAAAAAATATTCTAATGTTAATTCTTTAATTATTTCTGATTTAGGATTAAATTCATCAAAATCATCTTCTTTTTTATGAACTAATTTACCAATTGTATCAATATCTTCTGTAACAATAATACCATTATTGTTTACAATATAATTAAAAACATTATGCAAATCTTCATTTGTTCTAATTATATTACTAAATGATAAATAGTAAATATCTTTTTTTAATTTGGAAGCAATTGCTTGTATAGTAGATGATTTACCTGTGCCAAATTCACCATGTAATAATATACATAATTTATTAGATAATCCCAAACTATTAAATAGTTCTTTTTTTGTATAAAATTTATCTAATACTGATTTTAATTTTATTTCATCTGCTTTTTTTAAATATATAGTATCAAAATTACGATAGGATTTATTTATTAATTCTGGTTTAATTATTTTATTATTAATATTTATTTTAAATATATTTGTAACCATCTTTTTTAATTTTATAAAATTTATAAAATTATTAAATTTAATATTTATTTCATCTTCAGTAACTTCAGATTTAATAGCAAAATTAATAAATTCATTAAATTCATATAATTTTTTTTTATCACACGAATTTTTAAATTTTAATAGTAAATCATTTTTAATACTAATTTCTAAATTGTCGTAAAATATTATTATATTTGTCCATGTTTCTTCTACATTATCTGTGATTAAACATATATTTTTATTATTTAAAATTTTATAATGTGATTCTGAATTACTTATTAAATAATTAATTAATCCTTGTGCAAATTCTAAATCTGAATATACTTTTATATTCAAAAAATTATATTTTATTAATTCTACAGGAAGTGCTTGTTCTTCTTTGACTGATACTAATTCTGTTGCTGATTCTTTTGTTTGGTCTGTTGCTAATTCTGATTCTTTTGTTTGGTCTGTTGCTAATTCTGATTCTTTTGTTTGGTCTGTTGCTAATTCTGATTCTTTTGTTTGGTCTGTTGCTAATTCTGTTTCTTTTGTTTGGTCTGTTGCTAATTCTGATTCTTTTGTTTTGTCTGTTGCTAACTCTTTTGTTTTGTCTGTTGTTAATTCTGAGTCTGAGTCTAATTTTTTTGGTTCACCGTATTTTAATTTATTATTTTTAAATAATGTAAAACTATAAAAACTTAGAAATAAAAAATATTTTAATAACATAATAATATAATATTATTAATATATTTTTTTATATATCAGACTAATATTTAATAAATATAACCAACTAATCTTAAAGTTTTATTTGATAAAAATTCAATATTGTCTGTAGTTAATAAATCATTAGTTTTAGTTTCTAGATAATCCCAAATACTACCATTATTTAATAATAAATATATTTTAGTATTATTAGAATAACCTAATAAGATAAGACCTTCTAAAATATTACCAAATTCTTTTTGCTCATTTTCATGTATTAAATTAACTTTTTTATAATATTCATCATTATAAAATTCATATTCATGTTCATATTTTTCAAAATCTTCTTTAATATAATCATGTCTCGATAAATATAATTCTTCAATTTCATCAACATATTTAGAATTTTTTTTATTTTCTTTTAGGTTATTATTATTATTTGAATATTCAAAATCAGTTAAATCAAGAAAATATAATTTCTTATCATGACCAATTATTGATGATTTTGATAATTTATCTTTCACTTTATCATCAATAAATAAATTATTTGATAAATTTTTAAAATCATAACCAGATGAATTAATTAATTTACCTATTTTAATAAAACATGTATATTCAATATTATCATCTGATTTATTTAAATCAATACAAAATACATTTAATGTATTAATATTAATAAAATAATTATCTATTTTTAATAATCCATTGAATAAATCATCAAAATTAGAAATAATTTTATATGGATATGATAAATTGTTATGTTTTACTTTAATAACAGTATTAGTATATGATACATTATTAATAAAAACTTGAATATAATCATTATTTATATACTCATTTTTTTTAGTTAATACTTGAAAAAGTTCTTTATTATTAAGTATTTCATATGTTTTAGTATTTCCTAAAAATGATACATGTTTAAATTTATTTTCATTAAAAATATCAGAATATTGCTCCATCATAAAATATTCACTAGATTTTAAAATATTAATAAATGTGTCATTTATTTTTTCCATTATATAATTTTTATATAATTATGTTTTTATATATTATATTATAAAATAATATAATATAATATATAATATAATGAGCAATAATTTAGATGATTATATTGTAAAACAATCTAATAAATTTATAAATGAATATAGTGATGCGGATTTTATATTAGATACATGTTATAAAAAATTATTAAAATATAATAGTGGTATTAGTCATATGTTTTTATTTATTGTACATAAAAATAATAATATAAATATTGTTTTTAACGAGGGTGATACTCGAAAAATCCAAATAATTGATGTTATGACTAAAAATATTAATTTAATTAAACAAAAATTAGGAGACTTACCTGATTTTTTTTTACCATTTTATGTTTCTGATACATATTTTTATTTTGATAACGATTTTCCTGTTTTTGTAGAAGCAAAACCAACTAATAAAAAAGGTATAATCTATCCAGATAAAGATTATTATAAAGTTAATATAGAAAAAGAGTTTTTAAATTACGATGAATTTAAAAAAAGAATTTATGATAATGGATGTTCTAATTTAAATGAAAGAAAAGAAATAATTTTTTTTACTGGAGCTAATACTGGTTCTGATAAACATAATATACGTGCTACATTAAAAGAAATAACAAAAAAAGATAAAAAATATGAAATACATATTGCAGAACAATTTATTCCAATGTATAAATTTTGTAATTATAAATATTTATTAAATCTTCCTGGACATCAACCATGGTCATACCGTATGACTAAAATTTTATTAATGAATAGTTTAATATTTGATGTTGTTGTATTACAAAGATATATTAAAAAAGATAATACTATTAGTAAAAATACTAAATGGATACAATTTTTTAGTAATTATTTTGTAAATGGTAAAGATTATATTGAAATAGAATATGAATGGACAGAACATGTTACAAAAGATAGTGAAATATATGACAAAATATATAAAAAAATTAATAAATTATTTGATTATTATCAAAATAATCCATCTAAATATTTAAGTATAGTAAAAAGCGCTAGTGAAAAAGCAAATAAAATAAATATGAATTTAATTGATAAAGCAATACAACATTTAATTTTATTATTTATCAAAAAAATATATAAAAATAATTCTAAAAAAGATGTATCTAATTTTTTGGATAATTTAATAAAATTAAATAAATAATAATAAAATTAAATTATTATTTATTATAATATGAAAAAAACAATTGTATTTATTAGACATGCTGAAGGTTCGCATCAAGATGAATTATATAAAGAATATGATACTATGGATATTAAACCATTTAATGATCCATTTCATAATGATTCAAGATTAAATACAAAAGGTCATGAACAAGCAACAATGTTTGGTTTATATCATAAATCATTAGGACTTGTATTTGATCATATATATTGTTCACCAAGTAGAAGAGTTATTGAAACATGTGACCATATTGTAAAAGGAAAAGATGTTATAGTTGATGATAAACTAATAGAATATAAATCAATAGAAGAATGCAATATTAAACATAATAAACGATATTTAACTAATTTTACAAAAATACGTGATAATATATATCATTTAGATAATGTTGATGATAATTTCAATGAAGATAAATATTTAGGAATAAAATATATCATTAAAAATGAAGAAGAACTAATATTTTATAATACGAATAAAACTGAACTAGAAAGTCAACTTTCATCAGTATTTGGGGAGAAAATAGATGTTAAAATTATTCTTGTTTATAAAAGAATTTATGAGTTTATTGAAAATATATTAAATAATTCTGCTATTAATAGTGATAAAATAATAGTATTTACACATGGTGGATGGATTAAATCATTATTAAAATTATATAAAAATGAAGATATTAACAAACCAAAAAATTGTAGTGAAATCAAAGTAACATTAAATCCATTAGATCCAATAATTATAGAAAAAATTAATCGTTGTATACATTTAATTGAGAATGAATTTGAAAAATTAAGATTATATTATAGAGAGAAAGATATAAATATTGATAAACTATTTATAAATAGCGATTTATACAGTAAATATTTAAAATATAAAAATAAATATATGTTATTAAATAAAAAATATATTTAAAATATAATTTAATATAAGGGGTATTATGGACTTGTATGAATATGAAAAGTATAAAACTACCAAAGAAAAATTAAAAGAAACACTAGATAAATATGGTGTTGCTATTATACCAAATGTATTATCTGATGAAGAATGTGATGAGATGATAAATAATATGTGGAATTTATTAGAACATTATAGTAAAAATTGGGAGACTCCAATTAATAGAGATGATGAAACAACTTGGAAATATATTATAAATTTATATCCAGAATTTTCAAATTTATCTATGTTAATTAGTTATTGGAATATAGGGCATTGTAAAATGTCATGGACTATTCGTCAAAATCCAAAAGTATTAGAAATATTTTCTTATTTTTGGAATGTAAAACCTGAAGAACTATTAGTTAGTTTTGATGGAGTTAGTATTCAAATGCCACCTGAAATTACAGAATATGGTTGGTTTAATGAAGCAAAAACATGGTACCATACAGACCAAAGTTATACAACGCCAAAATTTAAATATTTACAATCATGGATAACTGGTTTTGATGTTAATGAAGGTGATAGCACTTTATCATTTTATGAATCATCAAATAAATATCATGATGAATTTAGAAGTTTATTTAGTATAACTGATACAAGAGATTGGTATATGTTAAATGAAAATCAAGAACAATTTTATAAAAATAAATGCATTGAAAAAAGAATTAAATGTCCACGTGGTTCATTAGTTTTATGGGATGGTAGAACTATTCATTGTGGAACACAAGTAGATCCTAAACGGTTTGAATCCAATTTTAGATGTATTAGTTATTTGTGTTATGCACCTCGAAATTTATCAGATACATATAATTTGGACTTGAAAAGAAAAGCATTAATTGAAATGAGAACAACCTCACATAATCCATGTATGATTAGATGTTTTCCAACTAATCCAAATTTAGATAGAAATATAAATGATATTATTAATGTTATTGAAAAACCCGATTTAACAGAAATAGGAATGAAATTATCTGGATTCTAATTAATCTAGATTTTTACAATTATTAATACTATATGTATATAGATTTTTTATTTTATCAATATCAGATGTATAATGTGTAGCCATACCGTGTTTTCTCATATTTTCTGCTCTCTTGTATCTTTCAATATATTTATTTGTTAAAAATTTTAATCCAAGAGAAGACATATGTTTATTAATATATACTGTTGAACTATATATAATATTTCCTTTAGGATCACATGCATGAGCACCACAATTATAATTAATTTCATTAATTTTTTCTCTTAAAAAACATAATTTTTTACTTTCATAATGATTATCAATATATTTTTTAATATTTTGTAAATCAATATCTGATAAATCATCTGTTTCGCTTTCTCCTATCATATCATATCCTTTGATATTTAATATACTTACATCGGATTCCATTTCTTTCATTAATTCTTCTTCAGTTACACATAAAAATTCATCCATATCTGCCATTATTATCCAACCTTTTTCTATAGACTTCCAACAATTATTTTTTATATCTACATATTTAAAATCATCAATTACATTATTACTATTCCATGATATTACAGAACAACCTAATTTTTTAGCAATTTCTACTGAATTATCAGTTGATTCATTATCATAAATTGTAATTTTACAAGATGGTAAATATTTTTTATAATGTTTTATAGTATGTTGTATTAAATTACTTTCATTAAAACACAATAAGAATACATTAATATTCATTATTATATAATATATTAAATATTTTATATTTTTCTTTCTAATGTAAAAAGTAAATATAAACTATTTTTCTTTCTAATGTAAAAAGTAAATATAAACTATTTTTCTTTCTAATGTAAAAAGTAAATATAAACTATTTTTCTTTCTAATGTAAAAAGTAAATATAAACTATTTTTCTGAGTTTAAATTTAATAATATAGTATTATACTATTATATAATGGTAAAAGTATGTGTTTTACAATCAGATAATAGACCTAACTTAAATTATTTATTAAAAACACAAGAAGTTAATAAAAAGTTTTGTGATATTTTACAATATGATTATTTATTTATAGAAATGAATGATGCTAATCATAACATTTTAAATACAAATAATAATAAAATTACAAATATTCATCCTGCAACAAAAAAAATAAATATAGTTAATGATTTTTTACAAAATACAAAATATGATATTTTAGTTTTTTTAGATAGTGATGCTTGGATACAAAATGGTTATTGGTTGAATGATATAATTAATAATTTAATAAATAATGAAAAAAAACAAGGTTGTTTTTCACGTGATCCATATGTTATGAAAAATACATTTATAAATAGTGGTTCATTTATACTTAAAAATAATGATTTTATAAAAGAAATGTATAAAAATATTATTATTGATTTACATAATAATAATAAATATCATAATAAATGGCCTTATGACCAATATTATATTAGTAAATATATTTTTAATAATAAAGAACAATTTAATATTTTTATTCCTGATGTATTAAATACACCAATTGGAACAGTATTAAGACATAATTGGTTAAAAAATAAAAAAATGTATGATGATTTAAAAAATTTATTATGTGATATAAATAAAGATTTAAATACTTGTTTTAATGAAGAAAAATATTATGATGAAAAAGATTTTCCAAATAAAATCCAGAATGGTTATGAATATTTTAGTTAATTAATTAATATTTTATCCTAATGTTAAAGATTAAATTCTCATATTATATAATTTAATGTGTATAGAAACATGTTACAAATTTTTTGAAAAAAAATATAATGATCAGGATTTTGTACAAAAAATTGTTGGTGGAACAACATTTGTATTTGAAATGGTACGTGTATTATTTGGTTCATTTTTGGTTACATTTGTGCCGCAAAAATGTGGTGATCATATGTGTAATTTAACTGAAAAATTATATACAGATGATATAATATATAAAATAGGTTTTACATCAAATGTATTAACATTATTAGCATTTACAACAATATATATGATAGAAGGCCGTCGCGAAACATTATTAATTAAATATTTACATGTTAATAATAAGAAACCAACAGATAGTGAATCAATTGGTAAAATATTAGAAATATTACCGAATGAAAAAAAAGGTAAAATATTAAGATTAGATAATTTATATAAAAAAACAACAAATTATGCAATTATGTGTTTTATTATGAATACAATTATATGCGGATTTGTTATTTTTGATAATTATTTAAATAATAAAACAATAACAACATATATATCTAATGTTTTATTTATGATAACAAAATTATATGATATTCATTATACTTCTTATACAGAACCTAATATATTTTTTTCTGCATATTTAAAAAATAAAATACAATATAATGATATTGATCCAAAATATTTAATAAAATTACAAACTTTAAAAACATTTGAACCAGTTTTAGAAAAATCTGAAAAAATAGAAAAAAATAATAATTATTTTATTTTAAATATAGAAGAATATGATGATATTTCTAAAATAATATAAAATTATATAATAAATTCTAACTAAAATTAATGAATAAAATTTTATTAATAATTTTAGTTTTTTCATTTATATTTAATATTATATTATTTATACTATGTTGTAAATTTTATAATTATGATAAATTATATGTAAAAGAATCAATTAATCCAAAATTAGGCCGTGGTGTATTTACATCTAGATATATAACAAAAGGTGAAATAATAGAACAATCGCCATTTATAACTCAAGACCGTGATGATTTTATAGGTAATATTACTAACTATTTATTTACTTATGATGATGACTTAAAATTATCAGCAGTTGGTTTCGGTTACTCATCATTATATAATCATGATGATGATAATAATGCATATTGGCAAATTGATGATAATTATATATACATAATTGCATTAAAAGATATCCCTGAAAATAATGAAATATTTATATCATATGGTGAACCTTATTGGGAAGCACGAGATATGCCAAAATTAAATAAAATAAATTAAAAAATATTTCTACAGTATAAATTAAAAAATATTTCTACAGTATAAATTAAAAAAAATTCTAATATAATATAAATGAATAATAAACCGAAATTTAAAAGAGTTAATTATGCGGAAAGAGCAAATGAACCTTTTGTTATTGAAGCAAAAAATTTATTACAAGTAAAAAATGCAAAAATGATTGGTTCATATGCACGATTTGGTAGAGAAAAAGCATGTGATATGGATTTAACTGAAACACTCACTATTAGCAAAGATAATATAGCAGAAGTTTTAGAAAAATATTTTAATGATTTAAAAAAAAAAGATTTAACAATTTTAAAAATATCATTTGATATTTTTAATGAAGATATAAAAAAAATAATGGATGATATTGGTTATATTGATGGTACATTGTCTGTTCGTGATTATAATTTAACTACAACAACATCAATTAGTGATAAAAGTATAATAAAATTAATAGAAACATATAATAAAAGTAGTTTATTAAAAGATTATTTAAAGTTATATAAATTTTTATCTGATAAATTACATCCTGTATTTACACTTGATGAAGCTATTAAACAAACAAAATTATGTATTAAACAATGTAATTATACATATATGCACATTGAAGTAATATATCAAAATTTTAGAATAACAAATACTGTTTTATTTCCTAATTTTAAAAAAATACAACATGATAAAATAAATAAATTTGATTTGGCTGATACAATAACATATAATTATGAAATTAATTATTATAAAATGATTAAACATTTTTTTCATTGGTTAATTAAATCATTTTTTGATAAATTGTTTAAAGAACATAATTTAGTTAAAAATATTGTTTTTTTATATAATGAAATTAGTGATTTTAGAGAATCTATTGGTGAAATAAATAATAATATTTGTAAATTAGAAAATTTATTAAATAATAATTCATCTAATAAAGAATTAAATAAAGAATATAATGATCTCAATCAAAAAATGCAATCTGAATGTAAAGAATATTTTATGAATATATCATCTCCATTTAATAAATATTTAAAAACTAATTTTATTATGAAATAATATATATTATAAAATATTATATAATATATATTATAAAATATTATATAATATATATTATAATAATATGAATTTAAATTTTGATAATAAAGTATGGATGTTTATTTTTATAATTGGTTTTATTATGGTTGTATTAGCTTCAAAATGCTTATGTAATAATGAAAATTTTACATCTTTAAACTTAGATTATGGTAAAGAAAATAATGATTATGTTATATCATATGATACTATTAATAATATATATGTTTTAAGTAGTAAAAGTATCTTACCAAAAATAGAACCTTTAAAAATAAAAAACGATAATATTATTTTAAAAATTGATAGTAAAATTAAATCTATTAAAGAATTAAAAGAAAAACTCGAAAAAACACTTGTATTAAATATGTCTTATTCAAATAAATCATTACTTTTACATAATTTCAAGAAAGATGATATAAGTTTAAATAAAGATAATATTATTATAATTAATAATGCAAAATTTAATATTTTAGAAAATAATTAAAATTATAAAAAATAAAATCTAATATTTTTATATTATGTATATAAAAATATTTTTATTATTAATATTAACATTAATATTATATTTTAATACTGAAAAATTTACTGATTTACCTAATTTTAAAATAGGTACAATTGTTAAAGATTCGGAATATAAAGATTGGAACTATCCTTTACTTATAATAAATGGAAATTCATATATACCATATTTAAAAAATGATAAACAAGTATGGTTACCTAATGATAAAATAAATGATTCTAAATTTAATAATGCTAAATTTAATAGTATACCTGTTAAATATTATAATCCTCAATTAGAATATTGGTCAGAAGGAAGAATTAATTTATTAGTTGAATCTAAAATAAATCCAAATGCAGAAATATATGGACAATTTATTGAAAAAATTGTTAGTTAAATAATTTAATTATTAAATCAAAATATGTAACAATTTATTGAAAAAATTGTTAGTTAAATAATTTAATTATTAAATCAAAATATGTATCAATTAAATCAAACTGTTTATTTTCATTTTGCTTTAATTTATTTTCTTTTACTTCTTTTTTTAATGCCATTGATGATATTATTTCTTTTGTATAAAATGTTTGAATTATATCCAAATTTAAAGTTGAAAAAATTAATGCTAATTGTTCATTATTATTAATACATAAAAAAATACCTATATCAATTTTGATTTTTCCCAAGTCTTTTTTAAATTTATTTATTTGATTAGTTATTAATGCGGTTGATTTATTATTTTGTAATAATTTTTCCATTTCTTTTTCTACATCTATTAGTTTTATAATTTCTTTTAATTCACTCTTTTTAAAATTGATATATCTTTTACAAATTAATATTTTATGATTATCAACTTGTTTTATTTTATGATTATCAACTTGTCTAACATTAAATTTGTTAATTAATTCATCAATTTTATTTATTGTTAGTTTATATTCATCGATATTAATATGAATAATAATATCATTATATAAAACAATACAATTTTTTTTTAGTTTATCATTAATTGATGATAATATTTTAGTAATATAAATAATATGATTATCATTTGTATCGACACGTAAACCACAAAAAATTATATCATTAAAATTATATGTATTATCATCTTCGATTTCAATAACAGTATCATCTTCAAATGTATTTGTTAAATAAAGTATTTTTATCATTATATTTATAGCTCATTCTTCTTTAAAGTAATTTTTATTTTTATTTTTATATTTTATTTATTGAGCTTATTTTAATCTTTTAGTTTATCTATCAAGAGCTTACAAAGTTGTCAAACTCCAGCTGGTTCCTTTTCTCCAGAATCTACACCCCCTCTATCAAGAGCTTACACAAAGTGGTCAAACTTGCAGTCGGCTCCCTTCCTACATGTTCCACTTCTCCAGAATCTACACACACCTCGACTAGCGCAGCTGGAAGCTGATACACCTCTCTCCAAAGAGGTAGTATTGGTAGTAGGAGGTGTGCTTGTAGCATCTGGGACTCGAACTTGTTCACCGTTAATGATGAAAAAGTATCCAATCTCAGATGTACCCTTAATGGGTCCATATTCTGGACTTGAGAAGAAGTCACGGTCATCTTGGCGTTGTTGTTCCTCATCAATCTCGGCAATCATCTCGTCTATGACGTCTATGTCGTCGTCCATCTGGTCTATGGCGTTGTCCATCTCGTCCATGTCGTCGTCCATCTCGTCCATCTCGTCCATGTCGTCGTACATCTCGCCGTACATCTCGTTCTCGTCATCAACAGGAAGAACGGTCTCGTTCTCGACGATTGCAG